CATCGCGGATATAGAACTTCACCGTGTACTCGAACGCCTTGCGCTTGAGGGGAGCCACGTACTCGTCGTCGCCGTCCTCGTCGAACCAATCGTTCTTGTACGGGTCCTTCGCCTCGTAGTTGTCCGGGTACGGCTGGGCTTGCGCCACGAGACCGTAGTCCCGCGTGTCCCATGCGGAGGACTCGCTCCCGTTCTGAATGTAGAACGGATGATAGTTCAATATGGATGGTATATACGGCATTGCCTTGCAATTATAGCAAGGCAACACCACAAATACCCAAAATAGATTAGGTTGTATTAAGCGGATTCTACTCTCACAACCATGCCGGAAGTGCCGGGTGCACCGATGACCGATTGGAGTTCGGAGAGGATGCGGTTGGTCGCTTGCGCGGTGTCGTAGTTCGTCGCGGCAATCTGTGCGATGTAGTCCTGCAAGGTCGGGAGCGCACCGCCGAGGTTCTCAATCGTACCCCATCCCTTCTCCTGCATCATCCTGATATAGCTCACGTCGGCGCGGATGGCATTGATGTAGGAGGCAAGGAGGTTCGCCGTGTCCTCGGTGATGGACTTGATGCCGGAGCCGATGGAGTTCGCGGTGTCCTCGTCGATGTTCATAAGCCCACGGTCCTTGAACGCCTCAATCATTCCGTTGATGGCCGGAGCGAGCGTCTCCGCCTCCTGTTGTACGTTCTGCGCGAACCCGTTCAACCAGGCCGCATACTCGTCCGGGGTCATCTGCCCGGTGGAGTATTTCTTGAGCGCGGCGGTCGCATCGGCCTCGTATTTGGCCAGAATCTCGTCAAGCACATACGACTGAAGGAACGAGCGAAGGATGGCATCTCCGAGGTTTGCGAACGTGCCGGAGAGGTCGTCCACGGCGTTCCCCATAGCGAGGAAGTTGTCGATGAACTGGTCAGCCATGTCGGAGGCGAGGTTTCCGAAGATGTCTTTCGTGGCATCCTCTATCTGCTCCATAGCTTGCGCGTACTCCTCGGCTTGCTGCTTCGCCTCCGTGAACAAATTGGTCAGCTCGTGGTTCAGGTCTCCATATTCATTGATTACCTTGTCAAGCAAGACGGGATTTAGGAATCCGTTGTTGTCGAACAACTCAAGATTAAGATCGTTGGCGAGTTTTTCCAATGACTTATATTCGCCGCCAGCCCACTCTTTCGCGGTCTTTACCATTATGCGGTTTGCGGCTCCCCACGGAGAATCATTGGAGTCATAAATCGTAAATCCGTTCAATGCGGCAAGTGCCCTGCTCGTGTCAGCGTCCATAACCTCCCGCGACTTGCGGAATAAGGAGTCATAGACATCATTCGCGTCCTTGCCGAAGATTCGGACTGCATCAATCGCATTTTTGATACGACGGACAAAGTTATCCCCGAAAATACCGTCAACGCTATCGGAAAGGAAATCGTTGAAGCGGACCGACTCGGCCTCTGAACGAATCCTTCTCACGGCATCATCCATCTCCCGCATCTTCTCGTTCGCCCTACCCGTTGCATCTACGACCTGGTTGAATATGTCCACTACACCGCCAACGACCGCACCAATCCAAGAGCCGGATTTTTCATATCCCTCGGCCGCGGCGTTGAGGTTTTGCCCGATGGCGGAAAGGGCTTGCCCGGCATCAGAGAGTCCGGCATTGTTTGTTGCGTCTCCGAGTCTCTGCATCGCATCTCCGGCGGCGGAAATATACTTCGCCACCTGCTTTGCGTATTTCGCGGTCTTTTGGAAAAGCGCCGGGTCAACCGTCCCGGAAACGAGGTTCTTCTTATATTCCTCAAGGGCTTCCTTGAGTGCCTTTAATCCATCCGAGCCGCGCTTTTTGAGAACCATCTGCTTAATGTCCTCCGGGATGTCCATTTCCTCAACGGCCTTCTTGATTCCAACGATGTCCGCGAGTGACTTGTGCGACCAATCGGAGAGTTCTTTTCCACTGAACTTACCCTTTACGATGTCGTCCACGTGGCCACGGATTCCCTCGTCTGCCGTATTGTCGTTTGCTTTCTTCCGCGCCTCGTAAAGGTCAATCTCGGCCTTGGTGACTTCCCGGTTTGCGGCGGCGGCTTTCTTCTGCAAGTCCACCCAATCGTCCTCAATCTTCTTCTTCTCGTTGGTGTATTTCTTGAGCACGGATTCGACCTTGTAGGACGCGCCGGAGGTGTCGCCTGTACCCCAATCCTTATCGAACTTCGCAAGGGCTTTCTCGTATTCCTCAAGGGCTTTTTTCGCCTCATTGAATGCCTTGATGTCCTTCGATGTTTGGTCCAGGCCCATGGATGCTTCGATGGACTCTGCCGCGGCAACGGATTCCGCGTCGCCAAGGGCGCGGAGTTTCGCTATCAATGATTCCAGGTCCGCATCAAGGTTCTTGACATTGTAGTCCATATTTTCAAGAACCCACGAGGCGGCGGAATCCTCCCCGAACACACCCGCCCGGCGGTCGTAAATGGACTTAATCTTTTCAAGGAGGGAAATCTGCGCCCGGATGTTCTGTCTTGCATCGGAGTTTTTGTCGGTTGCTTTGGTGTCTTTGCCTTTTCCTCTATCCTCCGCGCCTTCAAGCCCCCCGTTTGCGATATACGCCTCCATGCGGGTTTTCATATCGTCAAAACCTGCAACCTTACTCATCGCCTCCCGTGCGGCCTTCTCGCCCTTCGTGTCAAAGACGGCTTTCCACTCTTCAAGATAGGCGTTGGCGGCGATTTCCGCTTCTTCCGTAGCGCGGTTCTTCATATAATCATTAACCGCATCAATGGAGTTTTCTACGGCCTCTACCTGCTCGTTGGCTATGCGCCCGTTCTTTGTTTTGTATGCGAAGAAATGCGTAACGGGGTTCTTATAGAGGAAATTCCTAAACGGTGTTTCCTTATATCCCTTTTGTTGCCAGCCCGCAAGCGTCTGATATGCGCCGGACAAGTATTTCTGCATATCATCTTGGACAATCCGCGTCGCTTCCTCCGGGGACCTCCCAGACTTCAAGAGGCTATCGAACTTATCATTCCATTGTTTAGTCAACGAGTCGCTGCCGACAATATCCTTCGTGCCTTGCGCTACACGGTTGGCCCGGCTTGCGGCAAGAGAGGTCGCGTTGATAATCTTCGTCAAAAGCCGCACAACATCACGCATCGGCCCGGCGGAGTCGCGGAAGGTCTGGATAAGTCCCTCCCATGCGGACTTCAAGAGGAGCGTTGCGCCGTGAAGGGTGTTCAACCTATCCTTTTGAATGTTCTCCAAAAGGCCGTCCGTGTCGCGCACTTCCTTATTAAGCCTACGAATATCGTCAACCCCGTTGGCGAGGATAAGGAGCGCGGCGGCAGCCCGTTTCTGCACGAGATTCGCGGCTTCTCCGGCTTCAATTCCGCTGTCGCGGAGGCGTTGCAATCCGTTTACGAAATCATCGAAGGTTCGGATATTGCCACCCATTGCCTGCTGGAGCTTGCCGTTCTGTTGGGAGAGCTCGATGAGGATTTGGCGAAGGCCCGTTCCGGATCGGGATGCCGCAAGACCGGAGTTGGCAAGGACGCCGAGAAGGGAGGTGGTTTCCGCGACGTCAAAACCGATAGAATGAGCAATCGCACCCGCGTAGGGGAGCGCCACCTTTAATTTCTCGAAGTCAAGGGCGGTCTTGTTCGTGGATGCGGTGAGTATCTCCAACGCCTTCTGCGTTTCGGTGGAGTGCATTCCGAACATACGGAGGGCCGATCCAGCAAGGTTGGCCGCATCGGTAAGGTCCGCGCTGACGGAAGTGGCGAATTGCAAGACGGACTCTTGCATATTTCGAATCTGCGGGATATTGTAGCCGAGTTTCGCAAGGGCGGTCTGGAGCTCGGTCACCTGCGAAGCGGTCCACTCCGTCGTGCGGCCCAGCATCAAAGCATCGTTCGTCAAGACCTCAATCTCCTTCCGCGATACTTGCATGATTGTCGCAAGGTTTGCGTTCGCCTGTTGGAAGGAAGATATATTCTCGATAGCCTTGCCGAGTGTCCGCGTGAAGATACGGACGATGGAAATGACACTCCAGAAGGTTGCCGTGAAACGGAGCCACGCCCGGTTAAGGCCCGTGGCACTCTTCCCGGCCTCCTGCGTCTTGGCAATTATCTGGTCGAGCTTCTTGTTCGTCTGCTCAAGGGTCGCATTGAGCCGGTCCGCATCGCCGACGAGGAACTTACCTTTCGGCATCGTGCGAATCTTCTGCGCAATCTCGTCAAGGATGCCGGACATCTGACGCGCATTGGAGAGGCCCTTGTCCGTGACAATCTGCTTGCTTGACACCTTGACGTTAAGAGCTTGCGTCAAGGCTTTATTCAAGCGGTTCGCATCTGCAATGTTCTTGTTTATCTGGGTTTGGAACCCGGTATCATCAAGTACGACCTTGAAATTAAGCTGGTCTATATTCGCCATTATCTCTTATTTCTTGAAAAGTTCATCCATCGTGTATGGAACCTCCTTTCCCTCGGACCTCGCCCTTTCCCGTGCCCTACGATTCGCCTCTTCTTGGAGAGCGACGGCCTTGTCCTTCGGGTTGTATCTATAATTGTCCGAGCCTCCGTCCCGCTTCTTCTTCCCGCCTTTACCCTTCTTCTTGTTGTCGTAGAGCGTGTGCGGAAGGTCGGCCTGCATCAGTTGTATCTGCGCGACGGTGAGGACGCATCTTGCGGTGTAGTTGGTGATCTTCCCGACAAACGGAATCCAACGCGAATCCCCGTAGCAAGGGAAATCCTTGACGAAGGCCGCTATCCTTCCGGAATGCGTTCTCGAAGGGATTGCTCGACTTCCCCCTTCGTCAGACTCATCACGTCCGTCCTCATAGCCGTCCAACACGTGATAGTGTGATAGTACATCACGCAGTATTCCGTTATTTTTTTTTTGGATGGCCGTCGTCACCGAGGCCATCTGCGCTTCGTTGTACTTGCGTATAAAAGCCCACCAACGCCACTTTAGAGGGTAAAGCAAGGCAATCTTCACCGGAGAGTTCAAAGTGGCTAAAACGGCCATTTTTATCGAGAAGTAGGGATGTTTCACGGCGGAGTGCATTACCGCATCGGAGTCACCGACCTTCGCATCTTCCTCCAACTCCTCCCGCTCCAAAAGAAGTTCGGTAATCTTCTGGACGGTGTAGTCGTGAAGGAATCCTATCTTCAAGCGTTTCCTTGTGCCGGGAATTGGCACAATATCCGTTTTGTTTGCCTCAAGTTGCGCGAGTGCGACGCGGGTTGCTAATTCTGGTTGGTCCATATATCGTTTTCTTTGCCGGAAAAAGAAAATCGGGACGGGGCTCAATACTCCCCGCCCCGAATAGTGTGAGGTTCAGGTTCGTCCCGAAGATTAATTACCGCCACCAGTAGTGGTGGCCTTGAGGACCGCGAAGTCGCCGACATACGCATCCTCCTTCTTGTACGGGTTCGGGAGGATGAAGCCCGTGAAGGTGAGGTACAGCGGGTTCGAGTTGTCGTCCTTCTTCGGGCGGGACACGACCATCTTCACGTGGGCGAAGAGGATGGCGGTGTTCTTGGACTCGGACTCCACGAGAACGGAGACCTCGATGACCTCCGGGGTGGAGAGAACGCCCTGGCCCGTGTAGGTCGCACCATCGGTTCCGGTGACGGTCCCGGTGGCGGCTCCGTCCGGGAAGAAATACTGCAACACGGCAGCGGCCTGAGTCGGGATGTTACCCGTCATAATCCAGTTGCCACCCTTGTCGATGGACGCGTCGATAACCTCGCGGTGCTGGTCGATGCGGATGTCCGTGGACGAAGGATCGTCGGATGTGAGGTTGAAGGTGTCCTCCAGGGTGTAAATCTGGTCGGCGTCGGCGAAACTCTGCGCGGCGGTCAGGTCCAGACCTCCGGCGGCGTAAGGCTTGATGGAGATGCTTGCGTTGCCAATGTGGAGGTCTTCAAGCATCGCGTGGGTAAGAGTAGCCATAGTTCTATGTCGCTTTTATGAATAAACGGAAAGTGATGATACGTGCATGAAATCCGAAGTCATCCGGAGTGTCGCCCACATAACGGGGATGGCCGTCGATGAGGTATTTCCCGTGGTTCGGCCAAAGCGGGAGTCCATAGAGCTTCTTCTGCATGACAGACAGCCTCTTGGAGTTCTTCATCTCCTTGATGTCGCGTGCGAACAAGTGGACTGCAACCCGGCATTGGCCGTAAGCGGCCTTGTCGGATATTCCGCCCGTCACCTTTACGACCGCAAACGAGTCGATGGTGTCGTCCGTCGCCTTGGGGCGGTTGTTCCAGACGTGATCGGAAACTCCGAGCTCCCGGACCGCATCCGTAACGGCATTCTCCACATCGGTGATGTCGAAGTCGTTAATCATACGGCAATCGGTTTGAAATACTCCGTAAAGTGGTCTTGAATTTCGTCTTGAGTCATATCGAGAACTCCCATCTCATAATCAACCTCATAGTAGAAAGGCTTCCGCCTTCCATAAGAGGCAATCATGGACGCGAGGATAACCCCAACCCAACCCTTGCGGGTGATTCTCCCCGCAACCGTCCGGAGCTGGTCCTCCGCGTCACCGTGGCCGTGTTGCCCTCCGTTCACCTGCATCCGCACAATCGCCCCGTCGTGGACAAGAGCCCACCCGTAGGAGTTGTCGTGCGTCCGGTGTCCGAAGTGCTCGTGGTCGTGGATGGAGATAGCATAGAGCATCGCGTCGTTCAAGAGGCGCGGAAATCCTTCCTCAATAGCGCGGTCCTTGCTCTTCCGGAGCCGGTTGAACGCATTGAGGATTGTTCTGCTATTTCCCTGCGCGTAGCTCATGTTTAGTTCTTGATATTGTCAAGCCAGATATTCGTTCCCCAGTTGTAGGTCGTCATCTTGAGGACTTTCGCCCGAAAGGTGTGCGTGTAGTCCGTCATCTCCAACACCGTCCCCGTAACGAGTTCGGTAAGGAGCATTGGACAAGACACCTTGTAATCCGCCACGATAACCTCTCCGGCGGTCTTTAGACCACCCGTTGACGTCCTATATCCCCACGGCATCACATCCACGCGATCGGTCTTGAAGCGACCTCCGGACAGACGGATGGGATTGTACCCGGAATCGTACACGATGCGCTCAAGGGCCATCGTCCCGGTCACGGGATTCCCTTCATCGTCCGTCACGGGGAGGCCGTTCGCGTCGAGAGACTCGACAACGACCTTGAAGGTGTGGGGCCAACGGGGATTGTAAGGCATCTTAATAGAGGTTTTTCATACGGATTTTCGAGCTTGGGTCGGCGAACGGCTCGTTCCATTTCGCATAGAGGTCCTTCGCCATCTGCATAAGTGCATCCCGGCTTACGACGTTCTTGATTGCGACATAGTGCGTCCATCCGCCATCCGCTTCGCCCTGGGTCCCGGATTTGGTGGAAGATACGGCGGCTCCGTAGTAGGCATCGGCAAGGATAAGGTCGCGGGTGCGTTCGTCCACCTCTCCGACAAGGGTTTCATCGTCGTCCACGCCCCGATGGAGGAACGTGGCCCAGATGAACTCGTCCGTGTAGTCGATGATGTGCTCCGTCTTTGCCCGGAACCATCCCGCCAATGTCATATTGTCTGCGATGCTCGCCATATCTTCCGTCGGATTTCAAGTTTTGGTTTAGCTGGCCGCCTCGTTGGTGGACAGGTACAGGACAGTCTGGATGGCCGTCGGGACCGGGAGGCAGATGGATTCGATCTGGAAGGTCAGACCCTTCTTTCCACGGTCCTCGCAGATGGCCATGGAGCCACCCTCGGTGTACATAATCGGGGAGTCGGCGGTAGCGAGGATGTTGTTCGCACGCTTCCACTGAATCTCACCGAAACGCCCGGCGGGACGGAGGACGACGGTGTTGGCGTCGAAAGCCTCGGTCTCCACGGTCTCGAACTTCTTCGTCTTGGGGTCGAGGAGAGTTCCGAAGCCGTAGTAGGACACAACCTCAATACGAGGAAGGCCGCTGTCGGCGATGTAGTTCCGGAGGTCGGCGTCGGTCACAACGTAGTCGGCGAGAGAGCCGGTGGTCGGGCCGTACTTCCAGAAGGCGACCTTCGCCTTGGTGTCGGCGTGACCCTTGAGGGTCTCCCAACCGGACGCGCTCATACGGAACACGGCGGCATTGGGGTCGCGGGGGATGATGCGCTTCCGCCAGCCGTAGTTGAACATATCCTCCAGGTCGCCGAGGGGCTTCGCATTTGCGGAACTCCAAGCGTTCTTCGTGCCGTGGTTGAAACCACCGAGGCCGAAGCCGCCGCACTTCTTACGGTTCTCCGCAACCGGGTTAAGGTTGATTTCGTAACCGACGATGCCGCCGTTGGAGGTGGCGAGGGTGGTGACATAGGAGCCCTTGGACTCCACCTGGTAGCCCGTGAAGGTGCGTTGGGAGTGGATGCTCTGGATGAGGTTCATGGTGTCCTTTACGAACTGGTCGTAGTAGGCATCACGGACGTTGACACCCTGACGGGCAAGCATCTGCATCTTCTCGTAAGCGTCGATGTCGAACGCCACGCCACGGCCCATGCGGGGGATTTCTCCGGTCTTGCGGGAGACCCCGGCGGTCGGGAGAAGCGGACCCTCGGCCTCGTCGGAGAGGTAGGTCGCCATGATGGGGACGGAACGCTCGCCAATCTTCTGCTCGAAGGTGCGGGCGGGATTCTCGAACGGCGCGAGGGTGTAGATGGACTTCCATCCCTCCTCATCGAACCAGTAGTTCGGCTGCTCGGCGATCCAGTCCTCCAGGGAGGCGTAGCCGCGAGCAAGGAGGCTACCTTCGAGAAGCTGATAAAATTCGGTCGAATACAGACCGGAAATGAGATTCTTTGCCATAATCTATTCCTCCTTTGTTAAGCGGTTACTTCGGCGAAATACTCCGGCTCGATGAACTGTCCGATTTCACGGGCGGCGGCGATGACCCCGGCGGGGATGCCGTTGCAGGTGTTCACGTAGCAATAGACCTCTCCACGGGCGATGTCCACGAAGTTCTGTGCGTTTCCGGCGTAGAGGTCGCGGGTGAGGACGGCGTTGCCCTTCACGGCGAGGGCCTTGGCGGAACCCGCCTCGGCAGCGATGGAGATGAAGTCTCCGGCGGCAACGGTGTCGAAGTTGGCTGTGACGACGGTGATGGAGATGGTGCCGTCAGAGTTGGTGGTGACGGTCCCGGCGGCGACGGCCTTGCCAGTGCCGGAGATGGAGGCAGGAACCTTCATCACGACATCGGTGGCGGTGAGGGCGGGAGCGAGCCAGGAGGCGGCGAGGGTGATGATGGAATTGCTTCCGCTTGCCTCGACCTTCAGGACTTCCCAAACCTTCATGAACTTCGCCGTGTGAGCCTTGAGGTCAACCTCGAAGGGGGTTCCGGCGTGAACGAGTTCCTTGTCCGCCAACTCGTCGGTGACGAGAGCACCGTACTGGCGGTACTTAATCTCGTCCGGGTGGCAGAGGAACGGATTCGCACCGCCAGTATTGTCAGAACGGCGCGAATAAGCGTTGTTGAAATGTTCGAGCATAACTGTTTGTAGTTAATGATGTTTTGTCAACCTAACCACGGACTCGCTTGGCATCCTCCCTCGCCTGGGCCGCCTTGTCTGCTGCGTTGATTTCGGCGGGAATGCTGATGCCGTACCCGGGGATGGGACCCGCCCCAAACGTCTCCGTGTAAGCTGAGGAGTACGATTCCTTGAGCCGCTTCACGGCGTCATCCTCGCTTTCGCCTTCAACGGGGGAATACTCCGTCATGACGAACTTGATGATGCCCGTGTTGGAGCATCCCTCCATCTTGAGCCTTGCGGTGAGCGCGTCGCGCACCTGCTTGTCCTTTTTCTCCTTATCCTCGCGCTCAAAGCGTTCACGAAGGTTCTTCGCCCATTCGGGTTCGTCCATCGGGCCGGGTTGCGGCGGGGTCGGAGGAGTGGGGGGCTCCGGGTTCTTGTCCGGGTGCTTTTCCTTGTAGGTGTCGAAGGCGCGTTGGGTGTCGGTCCGGGACTGGATCTCCTTGTCACGCATCTTCTGTAATTCGGACGCGATAAGTTCCATCGTTGCGACATCAGCTACTGCCGCTTCAACGTCCCCTTCGCTTGCGACCGTCTTTTCTCTCGCAGAGGCAATCCGGTCAATAGCCTCGTTGCTCAATCCAAAACGCTGATACTTCGTCTTGAGCGCAGTTGCGATTTCTTCTTTGAACATATTGTCAATGAACGTATTAGGTTATAAAATAGCCCGAAGCGGAAACTCAAAATCGGGTTTCCTACTGCGGGCCTGGATGGTTCTCAAAAGGAACTCTTGGTAGCCTCTATGTCCGCTCGTCGGCGGTTAGGTTATGTCTTGAAGCACAATCTCGGAGATGCGCTTGCAATGCGGGCAACGGACCGAGAGCCGAAGCCTACCCTCAAGGGATTGCACCCTCACCGGAAAAGGCTTCTTGCACAAGGGGCAATTAATCTGCACGCCCTTCATTACACTCTTTGCGTCCATACACGGGCAAATATATCGGTTCAAAATCAATACATCCCAATAAAGTTTGAGTTGTATTAAGAAACCTTGTGCACTTTTGCGTTGTGACGCCACAAACGGTCATAGACGAACGCCAATACCTTGACCCCGTATTCCTCCAATATGGGGTGGAGGCGTATTCGTCCGAATACATCAACTCGCTCCGTGAAGAAAACCTTGACTTGAAACGGAAGGGCAAGCGGAGTTACAACATCGTCCCGCAAGCCGGATTCCAGGAGAAGGTTCTGACGAACCTCGCGGACATCGTAATTTGCGGGGGAGTCAGAGGTGCTGGAAAGACGGCGATCGGCCTTATCGGTGCATTTTACTACGCTGATAATCCGGACGTCAACCTCTATGGATTCCGCCGCTACGAGAACGATGTGAAGCGCGGTATCTGGAAGTCTTGCAAGCCGCTTTTTCGCGGGTTCGCCAACTTTGCGGACACTTCCTTCGAGGCAAAGTTCTTCAATGGGACTGGAGCCACGATGAAGATGGAACACCTTGCGGACCTCTCCAAAATCAAAGACCGTTTCCGTGGCGCGGAAATGCCCTACATCGTCATCGAGGAACTCGCCGAGTTCACGAAGGAGTCCATGTCGGTCATCTTCGACCTTATCGGCTCGAACCGTTCAACCGCAGGTGTAAGGCCGCGCTTCATCTGCACTTGCAACCCCGTTGGTCGCTCGAACAAGCTCCGGTGGTTCCTTGATTGGTGGATTGATCCGGAGACGGACGAGGCTATTCCCGCCCGCTCCGGCAAGATTCGCTACTTCTGCCGTTACGGAGAGGACGTGATGGAAATCGCCTGGGGAAACTCCCCAGAGGAGGTCTATGAGAACCCGAACGCAAAGAGGAAGATAAGCCAGATGACCGACCATCCGGACGAGGAGTATTCGCAATTCATCACCTCCGTCACCTTCATCGACGGCGACTTTTCAGAGAACAAGATACTCCAGATTTCCGACCCGAAATACATGAACCGAATTTCCTCCGGAGGAAGCAAGTCTGTCATCAATGACATCCGTGGTATATGGAGGGACGTTGACGATACGGGAGCCCTTATCTCGATGAACGACATGAACCGTTTCTTCGAGAACGTACCACAGGTGAACGGGACACGTTGCGGTGGAGGCGACATCGCCCTCCGCGACGACTGGCTTGTCCTTTGGGCGATGGATGGAATGCACATCATCGACCTCTTTGCGAAGCGGTACGTCACCTCCGAGGATGTGGTTCCCATCATCCTTGAGTTCCTAAAGAAGAACGATATTCCCAAGGAGAACTTCGCCTTCGACGTGAACGGCATCGGTAACTGGCTCAAGCAGTCCGAGGATATGCGCGGGTGTTTTGGTTTCGACAACAAGGCCCCAGCGAAAGACAAGGCGTCGTACAACACACGGAAATCCGAGTGCGCAGGTATGCTCGTTGACGCTATCCAGAACGGCCAACTCTCCATCGACGAGAGTATCCTGCGGCGCACATACACCGAGAAGCGGATTCCGTTCACGGTGCGTGACAAACTCGTCGAAGAACGCCTTGCCATCAAGTGGAAGGAGGAAGAAAACCCGAAAGCCCTCATCAAGAAAACAGACATGAAGGCTATTATCGGCCATTCCCCGGACTGGGTAGAGGCGCTCCTTTATTGCCTCGACCGCGTGGACTGCGCGAAGAAGGCACAGAAGATACGGAGGGGAAATTGGAGCTGGTTTGGAATGTAAAACACTCAAAATAAAGACGAAATGAGACTTACCCCGTCCATCGGGAAGATGACACCCGAACAGATAATGCGGAAAATGCCGTTTTCCGTGCCTATTCCGGAGCAGAATATCGCTGACAAGAACATACTCATGCCCGGAACGGTCTATGTCCCTCCGATAAACAACGATGTCCGTCGCGAGGTAAAGACGCAGGCGGACTTTCTGCGCGAGTTCTACCCTTCCTCGCACAAGATTAACAACTTGCAGTATTACCCGAACACCTTCTACATGGACCCGAAGTCCGGCGCATACCAGGCAAAGGTCCGTTCACGCATCGCGGTCGGATTCCAACAGTATATCCACCTCCAGCGCAAGGAGGCCCTCCTCGGCAACAACGTGGGCATGCGGCTTGTCTCCGGGGCTACCAGCCAGAAGATGATAGACACGCTCGCCTTCTTCCGCGAAGGGTGGGAGGACAAGGATATGGAAGTGGCCGTGAACAACTCCATCGACGCGGACTTTGAAATCGCGGACGTCGCCGTTTATATCTACATGGACAACAAAAAGACACGTTGGCGTGTGTTCTCCTATGCCGATGGCGACACCCTTTACCCGCACCGCGACTCGCTTACCGGGGACATTACCCTTTTCGGCCGCCTTTATACGCAAAGCGATTGGGACGGGAACGTGCACCAATACCTGGATGTGGTCGATTCCACGCACTTTGTAACTTACCGTCAGAAGGACGACTTGAGCGGATGGGAGATGGAGGGTACACCGGAGCCGCACGGCTTCCCGGAGTGCCCGGTCGCATACCATCGCCGTTGGGACGGCCCGGTATGGACTGCATCCCAAGCCCTCATCGACGGATGGGAGATTTCGCTATCCCAATTCTCCGAGAACAACGCTGCCTACGCCCTTCGCATCCTCTACACGCTCGGCGCGGAGTTCGAGATGATGGCGAACACGGACGGTACGCCTACCCGCATCGACTCGGTTGATCCGAACGCAAAGGTCGGCTTCCTTGAGCCAGCAGCCGGGGCAGACGGAGCTTTCGTGAAGCAGCTCGAACTGATGAAGAAGGAAATCCTTCGCGGTTCCTTCGTCGTGGAGACCCCGGAAATCAAGTCCGGCGCGGACATCTCGTCAAGGACCGTCAAGATGCTCTTTGCGGACTCCTACATGAAGGCGATGTCCGACTCGATGGAGTATCAGGAGTTCCTGAACCGCCTCACCCGGCTTTTCAAGCACGCCTATTTTGTCGAAAAGGGGCGCGTCTCGGAGACGGAGGCATTCAAGGTCAAGACCTACCTCGACCCGTTCATCTTCCTCTCCGAAAACGACGTCATCGCGGGTATCCAGCAGCTTGTCACCTGCGGGGCGATGTCCACCAAGACCGCAACCGAACTCGCCTACAACATCGGCTATTCCTCCCCGGACGAGGTGGCAAGGATTCTCCAGGAGTCGCACGATGAGCTTGTCTCCGAGCAGCAGGCGCAAGCCTCCGTACAAAGGGCAACCAATCCCGTGACGCAATCCCGCATAAACAATGCTTAACAACGAGACGCTTGCGCAGAAGGCCGCCTCGTTCAAGAGGGATTCCCGAAAAGAGTTCGACAAGGCAGTAGCCGCCCTCATCGCCCTTGCGTGGAACTACGCCTATATGGGCGAGGATTTCCGTTGGGATGCAGACCCGGAACTCTACGCGGAGGCGCTCCGTATCTGCCTGGACCTATCCGACACACTTGCGGAGAAGGCAAGGGCGATAGCGGCATCCGTCATGGAGGACTCTCTTGATTACTACGACGAGGAACAATCTTGGGACCGGGAAGCGGACGAGGACGGGGATGAATCCATCCTTGTCCGGTTCGACCAGGCCGGGGCGCACCTTCTTGACCTTCTGGAAATCTGGATCGCGCTTGCGTTCGTCCACGGCCTCGGAAAGACTGAACTCCGGGTGGAAATCTCCCGCTATCTCTCCAACCCATACCTGTCCCCGCTATGGAAGGGAGTTCCGAAGGATGCGCTCTTGTGGGGAAGGGGATACATGAAGGACATCCCGCGCCAACTTGCGCTTATCGGACAAGACGCCATCATATCGGCGACGCGGTATGCGGAGTGGGTGGACGCACAGGCGAAAGGGGCGCAATACTACATCCGCCGCCGTGGGTCCGGCTATGACTGTCCGGAGTGCGACGACCTTTGCGGTTATCCAATCCCGATTGAAACCCCGTTCGAGTTCCTACACGCCCGTTGTATGTGCTATCCGGAATATCACTTTGAACCAATGCCTGATGCTTAAATTCGACCCGAAACACAAGTTCAACAACAAGAAGATGTCCACCCCGGACGGGGGGTTCGACTCGAAAGGGGAGTGGCAGAGGTGGCTTGTCTTGAAAGAGGCGCAAGATAAAGGCGAAATAAGCGACCTTCGCCGTCAAGTCAAGTACATACTCATCCCGACCCAATACAAGGCCGTAGAAGTCAAATTAAAGACCAAGACGAAGGTCGTGCAGCGGGTGGCCGAGCACGAAATCTCCTACAAGGCGGATTTTGTGTATGAGAAAAACGGGGAAACGATAGTGGAAGATTATAAGGGCTACCCCAACGACAGGTGGCCATACGTGAAGAAGATGATGCTCTTTTTTCACGGAATTGCCATCCGCGAAGTGAAAAAACCGGGAGAACCCGTTTGATTCTCCCGGAAAAGCACTATCTTTGCACCGTTGCGCAGAGATGCGCTCATAACTCAAAATTTTAGGTTTGCCCTCCCGGAGTAGTCTGGGAGGGTTTTATTTTAGAACACTACAACCATTGACGGAAATGGTGCTCCGGCTGGAGAATCGTTGAAGTGCAGCCGTCCCCGGATGAACCGGATTTCCCTTGCATTGTGGTAGATGTATTCGTGGAAATACGATGTGTCGGTTCTTGCAGGAATAAGCATAACAACGAGAGTGTCTGCGGTTCTGGACTCCACGTAACACTTCTTGACCCAATCTTTGATTTGGCGACCATAGGGCGGATTACAGAAAACTCTACACCCCCCCCCAGTTTTTTGTAAGTCCATCATCCTCAATAGTATAGTGTTGCTCGCACTTTGCGTTTTCATGAGTGCAACACGGATCGAGGTTAAAATGAAACTCCGCGTCCAACTCCTTGTAGAAGTTGTCCGGCGTGGCCCACTCGTTCGTGTTCGATGAAAACAACCCTTCGTTTATCATGACCGCTTTTTCTTCTTATCCTTCCCATCTCGTCCGAGAACAGCGTCAAGGTCTATGTTGTTGGCCCGGAACCACGCGGTCATCTTTCGCCATTCCTCCATCCTTTGGTAAAGGGCGGATTCTGCTGACGATATATTCTCGTCCTCTCCGTCGTATTGTAGGGAGTAGCGCGGCGTCTCCGGCATCACGCAGGAAAGGAGGACGTCCTCGACGAACTTCTGCATGTCGCAAAGCTGAATCGTCACGTCCATGATGGTCCCCAACACCTTGTCAATCCCGGTAATCTCTATCTTATCACCCTTTCTGGGGACTACCGCTTTTACTTTCTTTCCTTCTTCCATTGAGCCAATTTAACAGATTGAAACAAAATGCGAAACATCTTCCTTTAAGCGTAAGCCGAACCTCATAGGGAACGCCGTCCTTGTAGAGAATTGGTCCCATCTGCTGGAGCATGGCTATCTTCCGGTTGAGCCGTAGCCCCCTTCGCCACGGTCGGTTTCACTTAACGAGTCCGCCTCCTCGTACTCAATCTCCGGGTAGGGGAGGATGACGAGCTGGCCTATTCTGTCCCCCACGGTGTAGCGGTGTATGTGCGGTTGCATGATGCGGAACTTCGCCTTGATCTCTCCCCGGTAGTGGGAGTCAATCACCCCGACGGCGTTAGTCAAGAGCAAGTCCTCCTTATAGACCGACGAGCGTGGAAAGACCAATCCGACATACCCGTCCTGAATCTCCACGGCGACGCCCGTTCCGTAGGAGACGCAGTTGTGCCTCGTATCGACCTCCACCGAGGCGCATGTCAGGTCCGCACCCGCGTCGGAAGGATGTGCTTTCGTCGGGGCAACCGCCTCCGGGACAAGTTTCTTGAATCGCACCTTCATCACTTGCCCTCCTCCCATTCGTGGAACGTCACGCCCATCGACCCGGAGACGACTTCGACCTTGCCAGAGGAGAACTTGTACCACTTCCCGGCCTCGATTCCGATGTATTCGCCGGAGGAGGAGCCGCTCACGAACTTGTAGAGCGCGGTCTCTCCGAGCACCTCGTCCACGGGATAGACGTACATCCACAAGGGCTTCGACGAGTACCAATTCCCGACGGGATAGATAACCCCGTACCCATCCGAGCCGGGGAAGGTCGTGACCTCAACCTGCTTCGGGTTCCCGGAGAGGACGACCTTCTTCACTTCCGAGAGGTCGAACACGAAAGCCGGGCACGTGTAGTGGGCGGACACGCCAATCTCGCCACCGTCCTCCGAGACCGCAACCGTCTGACCGGAGTCCACGGCCCACGCAGGGGACGAGACGACCGAGACGTTGTTGTTGCTCACAAGGACCTCCCCGCTCCCGGAACCGGAGACGGAATACGCCCCGACCGCGACGGAGACCTCCTCCCCGGTGGACACGTCGTAGGTGCGCAAGGAGTTCTCCTCACTCTGGAGATGCAGGGAGAAGGGACCCGCCGGAATGGTGGCCGAGAGCGCGTCCGAGACACTCCTGGTGGAAGGGATGGCCCCGCTCTCCACGCCGAGGGAGAAACGGACGGAAGCCATGCGCTCAAGGGGCTTCGTACACGATGCAAGCGAAAGAGCGAGCATCGAAAGGAATAAAAGGCGCTTTTTCATATATAAACCGATAGTTAAGATAAAGTTATTCAACGTCCTTTCCGTCAATAAGATTTCTCTTTTCGACAAACCACACGTTCTTCCCGTCCATCCGGTCAAAGGATGAACATCTGATGTCGTTGCAAGTCATAATCACCCCACCGTAGGCCGAGCGGCGGCGGAAGAAACACCCTTTACAAGCATTGCACGGGGGCCAGAGCCCTTTCGGGCGGGGGACACAGACAAGCGTTGTCCCGTAACGGACCAACTCTTCCCCAATGGGAATGTCACGAGTGAGAGGGAAGCCGGACTTCCCGGAACCAATACCATCCATGCCCGCAAAGATAGTAATCTTTTTCAGAATACAAACGATTGCACGAAAAGAATTTATCGTAATACAACGAACTTTTATTCAACAACGAGATTCTTGCATAGGTAAACGAAAAACACTACCTTTGCGAGTAAAACAAGACTACGCCATGAATATCAAAGAAAACGTCCGTTACATACTTGAAAGAAAAGGCATGTCACAGGCCGAGCTGGGTCGCAAGATGGGCCTGACAAAGCAAGACGTGTATGCCTTCCTCAACCGCGAGGGGATCACCTTGACAACCATGTGCAAATTCGCCGAGGCCCTGGAAGTCCCGGTAGAGATGCTCGTCTCCGAGACGCCACTATCCGTCCGGTACGACATCCCCACCGTCACGGAAATCACATGCCCCTACTGCGGGGAGAAAATATCCCTCATCGCAAAAGCGAAGTAGAGTCGCCGAGCACCTGTTCCAGACCCGTCTCCCGAACCCCGGAAGGCGGGTTTTCCCGCATCAAAAACGCCACAAAAATGCGCGGGTTTTGTGCGCGGTCAGTGCAACACTTCATGCAACACTTCGTGCAATACATAACACTATGTTACACAATAAGATACAAAGACGAGCGCTCGGTCAGTGCAACACTCTTTGCAATACCTTGCGCGTGATGTTTGCTACCCAAATAAAATAAATAACAAGAAATAAGTAACAAGAAGTACTTTATATCATTTTTATTCCATTATTCCACTACGTTACATAATTCCATAAAAACAATATAAAGTTGTCGTGTCGCTGTCAAATTTTGTCGTTTTTGGCATGGATGCCGGTCTTTCGCCGTGGATGTCGGCATGGGCAGACCTATACGCCAGAAAGACGAAAAGATGGCTTTGCAGATGTCATGCGATCCATCAAAATCAAAACGAGCCAAAATAAGCCGATTTAAGGCACTTTGGGGCAAAAGACGATAAAATCCTTGTCTTTTCATAGAAAGTCCGCCAAATGCCAAAAGAGGGGCCAAAGACGGAATTTTGGGAAGGTTTTTGCGCGAGGCGTGGTGCGTGTTGGGTTGAAAAATAAAAATAAAAATTTTGAGTGGACACCACCGGCGCCCTCGCTCGCCCCGATTGCCCCCACCCCCGCCCGGCTCGCGAGTCGCAACTGCTTAAAATTCAATCAATTAGAAAATAACTTTACAATTTAACGTAAATTGTAAACATTTTCCTCGCCGGGCTTATTGTAAAATATTGCCTATTTAGACAGCTTATTTTTAGCCTCTAAATATAGCGGACAATCATAGCAAGTTATTGGTACATAGGCTCCTACAGCCTTCTTATCCCGTGCCGCTTCCCGGTCCGCTTTTTGTGTGGAAATGATAACCTTTAGAGCGTCGAGCGCCTCGCCCGGATCGTCGGCGCTGTTTACGAGCTCATTGAGTTTCCGGGCTTGATTCGCGGGATCGCTGTAATCTATATTTTTTTCTTTTTGTGTGGACTTATCGGAATTTGTGCGTACATTATCCCCCGCCTCAATTGCCGCCGCTTTTATCTTTTGTTCATATAGGAATTTTTGTTCCTGGACAGTCTGCAAATATGTTTGTATTTTCGGTGAGCGTTTCCACTTGCTTGCAAGGTCTGAAAGACCTTTCAAGGACTCATCCGGGAAACTATCAGGAACCGCGATCCGATACAATAAGGGCCAGTTATTTACCCCTCCGTATATATGCAAATGGATCGCCGCTTTTTCCCTTTCAGATAGATTTTTATTTAGTAATGCCATGCTATTTTAGAAGTGTCGTTTTTACACTTATTCCATTATAAGTGTATTCCGTACACTTTTAGCAAAGGTATGAAAATATATTGAATTACAACAAATATATATTGTGAAAAATAACCCTTTTAGTTACCCTTACAATAAGTAACGTCTAAATGATTGATTTATAATAAGATGCAAAGATATTTTTGCTCATATCGAATTACGATAATTTTGCCTACAATCCATTATCTTTTGCCAGACGAGGGATTTATCATATTTTTGCCGAAAGTGTCTTAAAACGAAAATAAACGGCTTTTT